TTGTAAATTATTAGGTGGAACCCAAGATATCAAAAACCTACCGTTTTCACTAGGTATAAAATTAACAAAAGTATCTTTAACACCTTTATTCCATTGAAAATTACCTCTTGTAATGTTAGCAACGTTATTTATTTCGTTATTATAATCTACTTGCTCGTATATTTTTGTTAGATTAAATAAACTATTTTTAGTTTCATCTCTAAAAGCGTGATCTTCAGTTCTGGGAAATTGCCTGTAATATTCGTTTAAACTATCTTGATCTTCTTTTAGTCCATGTACTTCATTTTCCCAATGTTCAATTACGCCTGTTTCAATTTCAAAACCATCAATTCCTTTGATTGAATTTTTTCCTCTAACAAAAACAGGTGATCCGAAAGTATCCATGAATCCTTCGTAGTTCCACTCCATAGGTATGAACAAGCTATAGAGCCCAGAAGATGTTTGTCCATTTCTATTTCTTTTTGTAACATCGCTATTGTAATATAGTTGTTTAAAGTTTTTTCCACCTTTGTCTAACGAATTTGAAGTACTACCCATCATACATTTACCCACGACTCTTGATCCTAATCTTAATGTAGTCTTTGTAACTCTCCAGTTATTTAATATATTATCAGGTCTTTCCCATTTACCACTTTCATCATGTGCTAATAGCTTTAGCTTTTCACCATCATAAGAGTTATCGCCTGTATTTTTCCAATCAATAGTAGTATCTAAACCTTCTATTTCTAATTCTTTAATATTTTCTTGGAGTTTTCTTCTCGTAAGTTTTGCAGCCGGTACTCTATATGCCAACTCAGTCTTCGGCCTGTCCATACCATCTTGAATCGGTTTAAAAAAGAATGGGTAGTTAACTGATATGGGTACAACTTTATCTGTAAACATTTTTTTGGCATCTGAACCAGACTTGGAAAGTATACCGAATCTAGCATCGGAAGATATTGTAGCTTGATTAACGAGTTCTGATGATGCCATAAAAGAGAATCCAGAACGTCTGTTTTTAAGGTAACAGATTCCGTAGGATCTGTGATCTGCTTTACAAGCTTCCCAAAATATAAAGAAGAGTCTATTTGCTTCTCTAAATTCAGGGGCTCCAACGTCAATTTTTGACCATTGCAAGTACATGTAATGAGTACCAGTAATATATACAGGACTGCCACTATTGTAGAAACTAAAACCTTCTTCTCTACGTTTAAATTCTTGATCAATGTAATCATACCATTTTTCCTTAAAACTTATTGGATAATTCTCCCAATCAAACCTTGTAGTTATTTTTTGTAATTCTTTTGGATATTCAAACTGTTTCCAGTATTGCTCCTTTTTGTCTTTGCTTCGTTTATACGGTTCATCGATTGCTGGTAAAGCAATCCTGAGATTTTGTATTTCAATGATCTGTCCAATTCTACCTGTTTTGCTAATTACAACAAAATCGTAATCTTTATTATAACCATATTTCCACTTTTTATATCTGTTTTGTTTAGATAATATCTTAGGGTTTACAACTTCTTTTAACTCTTTCCAAAGAGTTTGCTTGTAACTCATTTACTTCTCCCTTCTGCAAAACCTTTAAATGACTTAGTTTGTATATTTTTATCTACACCATCTAATATGTTTTGCTCTTCTTCAATACGCTGCAGTATTTCAAAAGCATCCATAATGCAAAGCTTTTTTGTAGCAGCAGCATTTTTCAATCTGTCAGCCGCGAGATCATCACTACTGTCTGTTATGATTTGCTCTTCAGCTACTTTAATTAACTCATCTACAGCTTTACGCCCAGCTTGGATTATATTCTTTCTCGTTTCCTTTGTACTCATGGACTAACGCTATATCATTTGATTTCATACAATACAAGCGCTCGTTGTTTATTACAAACTCAAATTCAGAGTTTGGGGTAAATGTTACAAGCGCTCCAGGTTTTATTTTAAGATCATCTAAGATGTTATTACCATACTTTAATATACCAACATTAAATTGCTCTATATTGTTTACTAAATAGTCTTTATTTAATACAGGCTTAACAAAACAATAATCTAAATGACACTTGTCATTATACATGTATATTTGATCTGGCAAAACAAAATACATATTTTTTTTAAAAAATGTAGAAGAATTTTTTTCTCTACCTTTTATATCGTAAAACCTTCTAAAAACATTATGGTGTACATAAACTATATCACCTACTTTTATATTAGATTTATAAGCTAAAGGTATAGATACTACTTTTGCTTTTTTACTAACAAAAATATGATTCTCAATACTAGTGTTAATAATAAGTTGCTTATTATCAATTTGTCGTATATTGTCATATCTATTATCAAAAGGTTTTACAATAAATCTGTATAAGCTTTTCATCAATACTTAAGATCAAACTCAACAGCAATAGCCATTTGACTATTAAACTTTTTCCAAGGTAATACTTCATTATTTTTTTTAATATATATAGAGTATTCACCTTTTGTTTCATTGTTTAATATAGCTTCAATTATATGTCCTCCATAAACTTCTTGTCCAATAGAATAGTGCATAGCTTCATTTTTATAATCAGAACCTATACTAATCTTTCTTATCTTCGACATCTTCTTTAATTTCAGTATATGTACCGTCTTCTAAGTTTATATTAACAGCTCCATATTCTTTTTCTAACTCACCTTTAGTTTTTTCTATTTTTTTATTTACTTCAACTATGTCGTGAAGCAAAGCATGTTTCTGAGCTTCGGCAACACCTATGTTACTTAATAAGTTGCTTAGCTCTTTTTGCTGCTCTTGTATTGTCTTTAATTCTTCTTCTTTTATTTTATTTTCCATTATATTAAATTTAATTTTTGTTTATTTGTAATATTACTATCACCTATATAATTATAAATCTACTATTGTAACCGTGTAACCTAAAGCTTCTAGTTGCGATTTAACCCCTTCATGTCCAGTAATTAATGATTGTTCAGCTGGTGAAGTAACTTCTATATTGAAATTATTATCAAAGTTATCTAACTTCAATAGAGAACCAGGAGATGATGTATATAAAGCTTCTGACGCATAGTTATATAAACCAGCGTTCATAGAGCTACCATTTTTTGGTAATCCAAATTCTAATCTAGAGTATATCTCTGATAACTCAGTAGTAGTTCCACTTACTACTAGTTTAGCGTCTCCGCTTGCTTTTATTTTTAATGCCATTTTTTTTATTTGTTTTGTTTATTCTGATACGTTTATTACTCCTTCGTTGTTCCAAAGTCTTCCAGATACTTCAGGATCACTAGTTGGTAAACCTGAAAAGTTTAAGTCTCTTGGGTTTTTCCAAGATAAATTTCCAGATGAATCTGATTGTAGTACTTGATTAGCTGCTGGAGCTGCGTCAGGCAGTTTTATATTATAGCTAGCTTGAGAACCTCCAAGATGATCAGGTCCTTCAATTGAAACATAATGCGCTGTACCAGCGCTACAATATAAAAATAATTTTCCATTGTTAGTTGAATCTCCTGTAATACCTATCGATGTTGGTGTTTGAATTCTATGAGTTGGATTAGTTACACCTACACCAAAATTACCAGAACCAGTTATATAAGAATTACCATCATGAGCAACTCTAAAATCAGGAGTAGTATTATTAGACATGTATACTCCGAAAGCGTTAGCTGTGTTTGGAGCCGTAACACTAGTACCTGTAGCATCTAAAGTTACAGAATTAGCTCCAGTAGGTTTAGCTCTTTGACCTATTGCTATAGCAGCAACTGCATTAGATTGTGCTTCACTACCTATTGCTACACCTCCACTTGCCGTGCTTAATGAAGAATCACCTACTACTACATTAGCGGCGTTATTAGCTCCTGTAACACTAGCACTAGCTCCTATAATAGTATTATAAGTATTTGTAGCAGCTGTATCTGTAGCAGATTTACCTATAATAACACTATTGTTTCCAGCGTTATTAGTAGCTCCTTTACCTAAAGTAAAAACTCCATCATCCCTAACTGTTAACATATCTGCTGATGCAGAATCTTGTACTCTAAAAGCGTAATCAGTAGTTGATGTAGCAGATTTACCTATAACACCTAACCTAGCGTTTATGCTATGAGAAGTTCCAGTAGTTCCAGATACAGTTACAAAACCTGCAGTTGTACCTGTAATATAAGTAGAAGAATATAATAAAAGGTAATTTGCTTGAAGTCTTGTGCTATAACTATTTATTTGAAAATAACCACTTATTGGAGTTACTATTCCACCAGTTGGTAATACGTATAAACTATTTATATAAAATCTAGAATTACTACTTAAACTATATATTATATTACTAGTACCTGTAGTTGTTATTGTTCTAGTTGTACTAGCTATTGTGCCATCAGCAGTGTATATATTATCACCACCGCCTCCAGCATCTGTCCAAGCTGAACCATTATAAAATTGTAATTTGTTATTTGTAGTATTATATATAGTACTTCCTGAAGCAGGACTAGATATAGCATCTCTAACAGTTGTAGTAATACTAGGTGGCACCATGCCTTCTGCTCCTATAACTCTAAAATCAGGAGTAGTATTCGAGGTCATATAAACCCCAAATTCATTTGCTGTGCTTGGTGTAACATCGCTTCCATTAGCATTTAATGTTATGCTATTAGCTCCAGTGCCTTTTGCTTTAGCCCCTAAACCTATAGAAGACGTAGGTGCTTTAGAAGCTAATCCTATTGCAACTCCAGTTCCAGTAGCTGTCGAAACTTGACCCATGGCAACGCCGTTAGCACCACTGTTAGCTCCATTACCCATAGCTATCGCGTCAGCTCCAGAACTTGACGATCTACCTATAGCAATACTATTACCTCCAGATGCTGTTCCTGTACCTATACAAATATCAAAACTATTGCTAGCAGTAGCACCCGCTCCTATAGATACTGCGCGATAATCAGTTGATGACGCTCCTTTACCTAAAGTAAAAGTACCATCGTCTTTTATAGATAATAAATCATCTCCATTAGAGTTTTCAACTAATAAAGAAGTAGTAGCAGAAGTAGCACCTGCGCCTTTAATGGTAACTCTTTGATCAGCTTGAGCTGTTATTCCAAAACCAGCATTTCTATTTAAGTAAAAACCATTTTGAGAAACACTGTAATAATCAACTCCACCGTTATCTCTAAAATACATAGCACCACCGCTACTAACATTTAGTATAGCACCTCTTTGTGCACCATTCTGTCTAAAGTTAATATATGTGCCTGAGCCACTGCTGGTTTTGAACAACTGTGAACCAGTGCCCATATCCCAAGTTAAAATATTTCCGTCTTGAGTAACTGTTCTATTACCTGATAAAGTACCATCAGTGTTGTATATATTAGTATCTGCACCACCTGCTGCGTCTGTCCAGGCAGACCCGTTGTAGAACTGTAATTTGTTATCAGTTGTATTGTATATCGTACTACCTGTTACTGGAGAACTTATAGCGTTTCTAACTGTAGTGGTTATACTAGGTGGTATCATACCTTCATTACCTATAACTCTAAAATCAGGAGTTGTGTTTGAAGACATATAAACACCAAAATTATAAGGAGTTATATTAGTCGCTTGAAAACCAGCTGATGAATTTAACATTATAGAAGCAGTGCCACTACCTTGAGCATATGTACCTATATTTATATTTCTACCAGTTGCTGCACTTAAACCAGCTTCATATCCTATACAAATACCTTCTTGACCAGAAGTAACGCTTCTGCCTATAGAAACTCCTCTTTGGTTCGCTACAGAATCTTGACCTATTATTACAGCTCCTACGTCTCCAGCTGCAGTTCCTTTACCTATTGCAATAGCGCCATCATTACGAACTTGCATTAGTTCATCACTATCAGAGTTTTGAACTCTAAAAGCATATGAAGTATTATCATTGTGCTTACCTACAACACCTAGCCTAGCAGTTAAATCAGCTCCAGAATTATAAGTAAAATTTGGACCTATAACACTATAACCGCTGTTAGTGCTAAAACCACCACCGCCATAAAAAGTAAATCCATAAGCCCTAATTGACGTGTTATGACTAGTAAAATTTAAGCCTATAGAATTAGAATTATTACCAGTATAAGCAAAAGTAATATTTCCAACTAAATCTATAGCTTTTCTTGAAGTAGCTACACTATCTCCATTTGGGTAAAGTGTAAATTTATTTGCGGAAATAGTTGGAAAAACATTGCCAGTTCCGTAATTTATAGTTAAATTATTACCATTAAGTTTTAACATTCTAGCGGCA